AACCAGTGATCACAGCAGTTTGTAATTTATTTTTTGCTCCTATAGGTATTGCATCTGGTGGTGGGCAAGGTAATTCTTCTGGTAATATAGGAATGCCAGATTCAGCAGCTGGCAAGGGGTTCATAGCCGATTGAGTTTTAGACCTCTCTTTCGGCTTGTCCTCTTCACCATTTAACCTCGGCGGCTTCACACCTTCAGGCGGTTGTAACGCTGGTGAAAAATCTAACGGCCTAAACGATGGCATCGTTCCATCGCAAACTACAAAATTTCCCTTGGGGTCATTGCTATAAGCCTTTTGGTTGCCTGGCTGTGTATTCCTAGATTCAACGCAGCCTGGAACTTGTATGACTGGAAAGCCAAGTTGCAACGTGACCGGTGGTTCAGTTGGAATATTCTGAGGCGGCATACTCCGCCAAGCCGGAATAACTGGCACGTTTACCGCTCCAATACCAATCTCAGGAATTTCCGGCATGAAATCAGAACGCTTTACAGCTGGTCAGCTTTGGATTGACCGTGTCAAGCAACACGAGGGGCCGCCTTACGTTTACACATGCTGGTCAGGCAAGACCTCAAGACTATTCACTGATCGCAAAGCACTGCTGAAATTTGTCAAATGGCCGCCAAAAACACCAACAGGCGATGCGTTACGCGAATGGCTTTTATCATTTGAGCCAAAACCAGAAGCTGCCGCTCCAGAGCCCGATAACGATCCAACAGCCAATACCAGAATGGTCACTTAGGGATTAAGTCTTGCAATGGCACGGTTCAAGTACCACACTGCTTTTTGCAGATCTTGACCAGTAGCATTTTTGTGCCAAGCACGTAATAAATACTTCAGTGCTTGACCTACCAAATAACCCGTTACAGGCTCAGGCGCTCCAGCAACTACATCCTCAATAATCTCAATCGCTTCGATGCGACCTTGTTTGTAGTGGAGCGGTGAGTTGACTTGATCACTCATGGAAACTTAATTGGCAAGCCAGTTGCAGTAGGCAGCTCTGGCATTGCTTTTTCAATTTGATCAGGAATCATCTCAGTAACCTTTTCAGTCACGTCACCAGTCATGCTCTCAAAGTAGTTAGTGAGCATTGATGGAATTCGAGTGTAAAACGTCACCGTTGCCGCAACCATCGTTCCTGACATCACAAACGATGCGACGGACAGAACGTTGAAAAACTTTTGCATGACAAGAAAAAACCTCCTCCTGTGTGTGAGAGCAGGAGAAGGTCATAGCACTCTCAGCTATAAGTTAGCTCAAAAAGCGTATTTGCCACCAAGCTTCAGAGCATAAGCAGCGTCAACGTCTTCAAACTTTGCATAACCAACCTCGGTATAGAGATCAAGCTTGCTGCTTACAGCGGCAGAAACGCCAGTCTTACCGGAAAAACCCCATTCAGAATCTGAACCATCATTGGACAATGCAGGTCCAGCTTGAATGTAGAAAGGGCCTTCCTGGAATCCCACGTGAGCCTCTAGGCTTGAGCCGACAAACTCAGCGCCCGAAAAACCTGCGTTGTACTCAGGGTTTACATACACTTCGCCTGCGAAGGATGCAGGAGACGCCAGCGCAGCTGCCGTAACGACGGCACCACTCACAATCAAAGACTTGATCATTAGAAAGGGGTTTAACGTTTTCCGTTGACAGGTTACTTGAACTGTCACTGTGCCAGTTGTAAGAGTGTGTCACTACGTTGGCAGGCCATCAATAACCGTCAGTTGAAGACAGGTTCTGGTACTTCTCAGACAAACCGGTAAACAGACCACGTTGTGGGTGATCTGCTTGATCGCGGCCATCCAAGAAATACAACTCGTCTAGCCATAACGTGCGGTTAGACATGCTTTGCACATCCTCCGCACCAGGCTTGCACGGGATCATTGGATCAGGTCGTTGCATTAAGCGCTCCAGGGCACTCCAGAAGCTTTAGTTGGAGCGGCTTGTTCGTCAAGTTGTGCTTGAAGTGCGTCCTGAATTTCAGTGACTTTTTCCGCTCCACCAAGCTTTTCTTGCACCCAGCCAATCACTTGCTCTTCTGTCAAAGAAGCAAAAGCAACAAGAGTGTCTGGACGCTCCAAGCCTACGCTTCCGTATGCGCCTGCGGAATAGGTGTCGTTTGCTGCGTTTACGGTGTAATGAGCGGTAAACACATAACCGTCAGCGGTTTCCCGATCAAGTTGTGAAACGGCCCAAGTGAAGGTGGTTGCCATGATAAAAGGAATGACTGTGGAAGTTTAAATCAAAAGCCCCGCGTTGCCACGGGGCGGTTTGCAGTTAGCAAGCCATCAAGACGCAAGGCACGCAATAGCTGTTGTCTGAGTAAGTCGTAGAAACCGTGGTGCTAGTAACCTTTGCAATTGTCTTAGAACGAACAATGTCATCATCTTGCGGCTTAGCCGTTCCATCACCAGCAGACATCAATAGATCTCCGCGAGCAACTGTTGTTCCTTGTGCAATACGAATAACAAAGTCACCCGTCATTGCACAATAAAAATCGTTGACGTAGGTGTCGTCTTCATCGTCCCAGGCTTGAAATACACCCGCAACATTACGGTCACCTTCAACATCACTAACCTTCATGCGGTTAAGTTGTTCGTTATCTTCCACTCCTGCGGCGCGAGCAGGTTGTTTTACATCACCAACACTGACACCTTCAGAAAGCTCGTCTTCTTCTGTGTAAAGCACAGCATCTTGAGCCTTGTAAGCCCATTCGCACATTTCGTCGAGGTTGCTTAATACAGAACCTCGCAAGATTTCAATGCGTTCTGCGCCGTTTGGCAGTTGAGACCAACGAGAAAGATGCGCTCCACTTAGTGAAACAGTTGACCCGCTAACGTTAATACTGCCTTCAGTAGCGTCTGCTTGTCTGAACTGAATTAGAGTTCCATCGTTATGTTGCCGATTTATCAACATAGGTATTGTATCGTTAGTCGTAACGTGCATCGCCTTACCATTTGGGAAAAAGGTATGGCCAACAAGAGAACTAAACCCACCGGTATTTGTAGGGATCATGACCCTTCCCGAGCTGTCGATTCGCATTCGCTCGGTACTGTTAGTTGCGAATGCAAGCGTATTAGAAGCAGGTGAAACAAACCCGTTTCCAAGGCCACTTACGTTGCCATAGTTATTTCTTGCAGAAAATCTATTTGCTTCAATAGTCCCACTTGTAGTGCTTGCATTATGTACGGTTAATTGGTGTGAAGGCGAAGTCGTTCCAATCCCCATATTGCCCGAGCTGTCGATTCGCATCCGCTCGGTTGGTGATGACGCACCATCGGCGGTTGTGCTGAAAACAAGCCGCCCTGGCATATCATTTGAGCCAGGAGTTCCATCTACTTGACATCTAATTTGTGCTGCTTCTGTTCCTATATCTGTTCCATCAGCTCCAGTAAAATTAATGAATCCAAGGTCGTCACCACTTTGGACTGCAGTGTTTGATCCAACAGAGGCTCCTCTACTGCGGGAAATGTTGATTGCTGCTGCTTGGGATGCACTTCCTGCGTTGCGTATTAAATTGAGATTGGCGTTACTGGTGCTTTCAACCTGAATGCCCCCGCTATAAATTGTTCGGGCGCTAGACGCACCAACCAACAGCCTGCCAGAGCTGTCGATTCGCATCCGCTCACTTCCATTTGCATGAAATTGTTGAGTATTACCTTTAAGGATTAAATCCATCCAAGCAGAACCTGATCGGTTATATGCTTGTACTTGACCAACAGTGCTACTAGGTTTAAATATTTCGATACCGCTACCAGCTGTAGGAGTTACATTTTCTGTTACTTGGATTCCGCCTGTGACATTTACAAGTCCCGAGCTTGTGATTCGCATACGCTCGGCACCAGCAGTTATCCATTTAAAATAGTCTCCATTATGGTCATACTGAATAACACCTCGATATTCATCAGCGCCCGCAGTGGCATCAGAAAAGAAAATTGTTCCAACTGCTGCTGTTCCAGAACGTAAGGTGATTCCACAGTTTCCAGAATCTGCGATTGTTAAATTATCAGCGGTAGCTTCACCTTCAATCGTCGTACCAAGCAACACCCTACCCGAGCTGTCGATTCGCATCGCATCGCTGCCATCAACCGTTACCAACAAATGACTGCCCGAAGAGACATTGTTTGGATCAACCTGCAGTTGTGTTGCACCACCGTTATGCAGAATCCTAAACTTGTCATTAGTCGTATCAGAATCAACAATTGCAAAATCAGGAAAACTCCCTTTGACTTCTAAATTATGACCAGGCGACGTTGTTCCAATCCCAACATTGCCCGAGCTGTCAACAACAATGCGTGACGTTCCAGCTGTTGCAAACCCAAGCTGATTTGCACCAACTCGATACATTCCAATATCTTTATCTGAATCAAACGCAAATGCAGGCAATGCAGCAGTGCCATCACCTGCACTTTCCAGCAGATCAGCAATACTTACTTTCTTGGTAACGTCTGCGCTGACATCTACAATTGGCAACACATCAGTGTTAGCCGGGGCTGTAATTGCAGTCAGCCCTGTGATTTTGACATTAGCCATGTCAGCGCGTTAAAAGATGAGGTCTTTTAACGTTAGCACTACTGCAATAGCAACGCACCAAGGTTCGCGATCTGTGTGTCCACGTACGCTTTTCGTGCTGCGTCTTCATTTGCAACCGGATCGCCAACAAGCTTTAGTTGTCCTGTCATCGTATCTCCAGCTGTATCGACAAACGTTCCAGATTCACTACGCCAAGCAGTGCCGTCGTACACCTTTAGAACGTAAGTACCACCTGTTGTATCCAGCCATATCTCACCTTTCTCATTGCCTTGCTGACCAGATACTGTTCCGGTTCCTGTAGTAGTTCCTGTTGCAGTAAAAACAGTTCCTACTGTATTGGCTGACGCTCCAACCAACGTAAAGTCCGAAGTACCTGCAGTAAGAATTTGATAAATAGTTCCAGTGACAAGTGCTGTAGCAGCAACACTATCTGGAGAGGAGTTTGGAGCGGTTGTTCCAATATGAACCGGACCTACTTTTACTAGGTCGCCATTACTATCTTTAAAAAATAAACCAGGCGATCCTTCATTCGTGTTAACAGCAATTTGCCCTGACGACATTGCCGTTGGAATGGGCCTTTTATGGGCTGTGCTGCTACGCAGATGCTGGAGAGCCATTTTAAACGCCTATTGCTAGGCCAATAATAACTCTCCTATAGTACGGAACTCAGAATGTCCCGTCATCTAGCTGGCTCGTCAAAGCAACCGTTCCATTGCTGTTGGGCAGTGTGATCGTTCTATCAGCGGTAGGATCGGCTGGAGAAAGGGTAGTTTCAAATGCGTCATCCGTTGGTCCTTCAAACACCAGCGAACCTGTATTGCCAATCAATACTTGACCACTAAAGATGCCACCTGCTTTAGGCATTGCCAATGCGGCAAGGTCATAAGCCGTCTTGACGCCATTTGGTGTTGCAGCAGTCGTTGTACTAGAAGAAGCAACTCCATCCGTAAGCTGCAATACACCAGCAGCACTTGTACTACCGGCACTAACTGTTAACGCTGGAGTTGTAGTACCGTTAGTAACACCTAGTGGTGCAGTTACCGTGACACCAGTAACCGTTCCAACGGTATTAGCAATCCATTGAAGGCCAGTAGTTTGCGTACTGTCAGCACTTAAAATGTAGCCATTAGCGCCGACTGTTAACTTGTTTAAAGTCGTTGACGCACTAGCAGCAATTAAATCACCTTTTGCATAAGAAGCAATATTTGTGCCGCCTCTTGCAACATTCAGCGTTCCACCCGTCATGTTGTCTACATCACGGCACTCGTTGCTAACTTCCTCTAACGCAGATTGAACGTTGGTTGAACCAAGGTTTGCGGCAGGGCTAAAGGCAACGTTGTTAGCTGTTTGTGCTGTATAAGTGCTACTAACATCAATCTCAAGCCATGCAGCGCCGGTTGACAACAGCAAATCAGGCGGAGCAAGAGTAACAGTTGGAGCGGGTGACGTTCCAGTGCCTGGCTCAGAAACAACCAAGTAATAATTGCTATTGCTGCTGCTTGAAGAGGGCAGGGCATTACCAACACTTAGGCCAATTGCTGAACCATCGTTAGTGACAGAAGCAACTTGGTTTGTACTAGCGTCGTAAGTACCAGCAAGAATAATGGCACCTGCTGAAATACCAATTGACTGCCAAACGTTTCCGTCCCACAGGAAGAAATTTTTATCTAGTGGATTGAAATGAAGCTGTCCCGTAAACGCTGCTACTGGAAGTGTTTCGCCGATAGATGCTGTTGATTTGTTTGCAAGCTTTCCTGCTGTAATTGCACCACCAGCAATTCGATCTGAAGCAAAAGCTCCGGTAGTTATTTTGGCTGCATCAAGATCTGGAATGTCTGTAGCAATTAAATCAACTGCTGCGGTTACAAAACCTTGTGCGTTAAATGTAATGCCACTTTTTGTTGCAGCAGTGACGCTATTTGTAATTCCAATCGATCCACTGCTAACGCTAAGTCCAGCGCCCGGTTGAACAATACCTTTTGCTGTTGCAGTTGCATCAGGTAAATCAGCAGGCAAAAGTGCTCTAAATGTTGGAGCGGCGTCAGCGCCAGATGCAGGACCAACAAATACACTGTTCGCTGCTTGTGTGTCAAGCGTTAGCGTAATGTTTGCTGTAAAATTATCAGGATTATTGACTGCAATCGACAGAGGGGTTGATTCAGTTACTGTGACTGATTGAATACCAGCTTCTTGCGTCCAGGCTGTTCCGTTCCAACGGTATGCAATGCTTGTGCCTGTGTTGTACCAAGCCTGTCCGACAAAAGCACCAGTGCCTGAAGGAGTAGCTGTGCTTACTATGCAGGTTGATTGATCGCCTAATTTATCCTCATCTATTGCCGAATCGTTTATCTTTGCGGTCGTAACTGCGCTTGATTGAATGTTAGCTGCAGCGACAATATCGCTTGCTAGTGTTGTAGCAAATGATCCCGTACCTGTGCCGGTTACCGCTCCAGTGAGCGTGATTGTTTGGTCGCCAGTGTTAGTGCCTGAGCTTGTTCCAGCAAAAGAGGAACCATCTGTCCAGGTACCAGTAGCAACAGCAAGATTGCCTAAACCTAAAGTGGTGCGTTGAGCAGCTATATTGACGTCATCCAGTAGCGCTCTTCCTGCAGTAGTACACGCAATTTCTTCAACCGTTCCAGCTCCTGCTGTACTGCGGCCAAGAATTATATTCGTAGATGTTGTGTTTTGAATCCTATCGTAAGTAATAGCGTCAGCTGCTACCTCAGTTGTTCCAATTGCCCCCGCTGTAATTGATGTTGCAAAAGATCCAGTGCCACTTCCAGTGACTGGACCGGTCAAAACTATTGTTTGATCACCAGTGTTAGTACCACTTGTAGTGCCAGAAAATGTGCCACTTTGTGTAGCAAGAGTTCCTAGCCCTAAAGTGTTTCGTTGTTCTGCAGCGTTTGTGCCACTAAGCAAAGCTCGACCAGAACTTGTGCAATCAATTTCTTGTATGTTTCCAGCGCCACTACTGTCACGTCCTAGTATTTTATCGCCTAAAGTTACGTCTTGAATCTTGGCATAATTAACTTGATTGTCGCCAATTTTTGCTGTTTGAACTGCATTGCTGGCGAGAGCAGCTGCATCGACAATTCCACCAGTCAGGCTGGTAGCAAATGATCCTGTACCCGTACCAGTGACGGCACCAGTCAAAGTAATCGTTTGATCGCCGGTATTCGTACCGCTAGAAGTTCCTGAATGCGTACCAGCAAACGTTCCACTTTGCGTGGCAAGTGTTCCTAGTCCAAGTGTTGTGCGTTGCGCTGCAGCATCTGCATCATCTAGCAATGCACGACCAGCAGTCGTACACGCAATCTCTTCAACTACACCTGCCCCTGCAGTGGAGCGTCCTAAAATAATATCGGTTGCACTTATGTCTTGAATCTTTGCATAAGTAACTGCGTCATCGACAATGTTTGCAGTGCCAACAATTGTGTTCGCTAAAGTTGTTGCAAAAGAGCCAGTACCAGTGCCGGTGACAGCACCTGTAAGCGTAATGGTTTGATCGCCAGTGTTGGTGCCGCTTGACGTACCACTAAACGTACCGCTTTGAGTTGCAAGCGTTCCAAGCCCCAACGTTGTTCTTTGGGCAGAAGCGTCTACGTCGTCAAGTAACGCACGACCTGCAGCAGTCAGACTATATGCAGCATAAGTGTCTGCACCCGTTAAATAAATACTTTGGTTGGCTGCAGTGGTAAGCCCTGAAATACTGTTTAGTCCAGCGTCAAACGCTTGAACATTGGTGCCGATAACTAATCCAAGATTTGTTCTTGCGCCTGCAGCAGTAGACGATCCTGTGCCGCCATCTGCAACTGTTATATCGGTGATCCCAGTTACCGTTCCACCGTTAATCGTGGCAGTAGTAATGGTTGCTGTACTGGCGGTTAAATTTGCGGCAACACTTGAAAAAGTGACGTTGCTGCTAGTGCCTAAATCTAGAGTTACTCGCTGAACAGCTGCAGTAGCATCATCAAGCAGAGCTCTGCCTGCTGCCGTACAAGCAATCTCTTCTACCGCTCCAACACCTGAAATACGTCCTAGGAGTTTGTTTGAAGCACTGACGTTCTGAATCTTGGCGTAGGTGACTGCATCGTCGCCTAAAGCAGTTGTCCCGATTTTTAACGTACTACTTTGATCTAGTTTGTCTAGGTCAATAGAGCTGGTGCTAATTAGGTCAAGCCCGGCATCAACTAGGTTTTTGACCGTTACCTTCTTGGTTTCAGACGCGGTAATGTCTGAAATAGGCAGAACATCGTTCTGAGCTACCCCTGCTTTGGTCAGCTCAGTGAGTTCGGTAATTCGCTGGTCAGCCAAAGCCTTAGCTCCATGATCCGGGACGTTGGCCCCAGTTTAGTCCGTCACTTCCTGTAAAAGGAAATTCAGGCTTTGATCCAGTACAACGCGACCATCGTCTGCTTTCAAGATGTAGTCATCTGGTTTGCCAATCACTAGTCTAATTTGACCGGTTGTAACAAAATCAATAGTGCAAGAGACAATACCGTTCGCTTCTACAGAAATACCGGTTGAAGTTGTAATTCCTGTTGTTAGATAAAAAACGTTATCTACGTCTGGAACAATCTCTTTATCTGTTAAATACAAAGCCAAGTCAAACGCACATCCAAGGTCAAGTCTTTGGATTGTCTGCAGCATAATAATTGACGATTCCTCAGTCTCTCTAGTTGTATAATCAAACGCACATTCAATACGACCACTCCCACTAAGCAGTCCAGCATTGTATTGTTGTTTATACTTGTCTGATAAAACTGTAGTGTCAATTGCGTCTCTAGACGTGTTAAATTCGTACCTAAAAACATTTCCAAGAACGTTATACCTAGTGTCAAGCACGGCTAGGTTTACGTCTATAGGTTCGTTGGTAAAAGGATCTATTACAATTTCTGCTGACCTTTCATTGTTAATAGACGAAGTAAAGTCTCTGAATAAACGCAAGCCGCCTACAGCGTTTACGTTGACAAAGGCTGAGAAATCGTCAGGTGTAAGACCGTTGTTGTAAAAAGAATCGTCAGACTGAGTAATTAATTGGTCGTCGCCTTGTGTAACTAAAAAATCTAACGTTCCAAAGTTAGTGTCTGGGATAAAATCCAGTCGGCGGTTGTCGGTAGTAGAAAAAACTACCCTGTCGCCTGTAACCAAATTGTCAACGGAATCTTCGACACCAATCCTGTTTAAGGCAGTGTTGATGTCGTCAGGCGATACTGTCGTATTAAATCCGCCAAGCTCGCTAGCAGTACCACGGCGTAGGCGGATGTTGCCGTGATTGCCGAGGTAAAAAGCCACTAGCTTTAAACAATAACAGTAGTAAATTCACCATCAACTGTAAAGTTGAACGGCACAACTGTTAGTTCGCCAGAGCTAACGGAAACCGTCGCAGAAGTAATGTAAGCCTCAAATGTAATTGCGTTGTTGCCTGCTGTATCTACTTTTAGTGTAAGTGTAACTTTGTTGCCAGTAGTTATATTGCTTGTTGTTAAAATCTGACTAAGCAGATTTTTGACATTAGCGGTTCCTGTATCGTAATACAATAAAGTTGCGCTGCCGGTTGCGCCTTTAACCCCTGGAACGAAAGTATTGACGCCACTGTCGATAGTATTGGTACTCAATAGCTCTACTGTGGTCTCTAAAGACCAGTCACGAACTTTCTCTATGGCTGTAGTACCAACCGAAAGTGAGCCGTTACGCCCCGTGTAAAAACTCATGACGCTATAGGAACATTGCCACCATCTTAGCTCACCTCAAACTTGCTGCTACGAAAATCAGCAATGTGAGCCCGCGTTCCACCAGAACCCTCATCCTCGAAACAGGGGTACTCAATTGCTTTTACGCTTAGCTCCCCCTCTTCCTCAATGGCTAGCTCAGTAATCCTAAAAACACGCTTGTTTGGCTTAGCTTCACCCATTACAAACATCCAGCCTTCATACTGCTGCGTTCCAGTAAACGCGGCCGTGCTTCTTCCGTCATCAGAAGTCGCAACGGCAACTTGGTTTTCACTTGCCACTGTTCCGGTTGAAGGCTGATACAACAAAAAATTAAAAGGCTTTGAACCGACATCTTGCACCCCTCTTGAACTTTGGTCTTTGTTAACAGGAGCTAGCGGAGAGTTCAACGCTCCACCTGCCATCACCATCCCAGACGAGTAGTGATCCCAGTTTTTCAAGCCAACGTCTACATAGATAAAATCTCCTGGCTCTAGTCCTGCCTCAGATGGCAATGTCCGAAACTCAATGCCTTTACGTATGTGACGACGCTGGTTGCAAAGAAATTTACCAAACATAATTGCTTGCTGTCTGCGCGTAACAAATTGACTTAGGTCAAAGGTCTCCCGGCTGTTTTCATCGCTTGCGGCCTTAGTTGACAACTCAACGTTTACACTTTTATTGGCAGTAAAATTTTTAACGCTATTAGAATCTCTATACACAATAGACGCAATAAGATTTTCTGTGCTGTCTGTAGCATTTAAAAATTCTTCTTTGTATGAATCCTGTAAAATATTTCCAGTAGTAAAAAGCGCTGAAATTTCTACATTTATTGGAAGACCGTTGCTGTCACTAAATTTTCCTTCGTTGTCTACTGGAAGTGCTGGAACTAATGTGTCTTTACCATTTTTTCGCGCCAATTCCAACAAACTAAACGAAGCTGCATTGACCCAAAACTCACGCCACGAACCAGGATCTGCGATGACTCCATCCATAAACAATTTATTTTTTACGCAAAACGCTTTAGCTGTTTCTAAACTATCAAAATCAATATTTTTTCTAG